CCTTGGCGGAAGGTCAGCGAGAGCGCGTAGTGAATGCCTCGCGGGGTCGTTCGGCGGGGCTGCCACTGCACGTCCACCAGCTCGGCCGTCGTGAAGAACGTGTTATAGGTGTCGTATTCCAGTTGCCCCGCCGCCGTCTCCAAGCGATCGAGCTTGAGTCCGGACGCCAAGCCCAGCGCGGCATGGGTCCGCCACCAGGTGCGAATGGCGTCGATCGTGGCCTTCGTCAGAAACTGAAAGGACAGCCGCACTTGTGTCTCGATCCGGAGAAAGAGCGTCTCCGTCGTCCCGTCTTCGGCGACGTTCTGCTTGCGGATGGCCGCCTCGTTGATCTCGATCAGCGAGGCCACTTCGCGCGGCTCACTGGCCCCGAAATTGATGACCGTCGGCGTCACACCGTAACTCAGGCTCGGGTAGAACGCGGTGGCGGTGGCCATCTCAGACCCGCACGACGTCGCCCGAGAACGGCGTCGCCGAGATGCTCACGATCTCGTCCGTGGCGGGATCGCGGTAGAGGATGTTGAGGTTCAGGTCCTGGTCGAGCTTGGCGAGGTCCTTCAGGAACGCCACCCGCTGTTCCGGCGTGAGCCCGTTCAAGGACGGCCCTTCGACGCGGAGCTGCTGCCCGGCGAAGGCCCCGGCTTGATCCGCGCGGAAGGTCGTCGTCCGCTGGACGGTGCCGCCGAAGGGGCTGGCGAGGAGATCGGAGGTCGACAGCTCGATTTGGGATTCCATCTGGATCAGTTGCCGCAACTTACTCTTCACCGCCGTCTCGAGATCGGCATTCGGCCCACTCAGGAAGCTGGGGTTGACGCCGGCCTGGATCACCGCGCGGAAGCTCGTGGGGCCGTAGCGGCGGAACTCGTCCACCGTGGCCACGGCAAAGGCAGCGTTCGGATAACCGATCGCGAGCCCCGGCCCGACGTCCGGCATGCCGCTGGGATAGACGAGCGTCCCGATCGCCACCGCGGAGGTGCCCCCGCTCGTCCCCGAGCCATTGGCCGCGAGTAGATCGAAGAGTTCCTGCACACTGTTCGTCGCCTGCACGGCGCCCCCGAGCGCCTGCGCCGCCCCCACCGCCCGGTTGACCTCCGCCTGCTGGCGGGCTTTCTTCGCAGCCGGGTCGGGTTTGCCCAGGGCAGCGGCGCCGCCACCGAGGGCCGCGCCGGCGACGGCGCCGATCACCGTGCCGTAGGGCCCGAAATATGATCCAAGGATCGCGCCGCTGATGGCGCCCGAGACGGCGCTCGTGGCGATATTGGTCGCCGTGGGCGGATTTGACAGCCCGCCGTAGATCGTGAAAGCTAGCCCCGCTAGGGCAGCCGTCGCACCGAGCGCGGTCCCGATCGTCGCACCGGAGCCTCCCGCCATCGCCTGAATCTCGGCACTGGTCGCCGACACGGTGGCCATCTCTGCGGACGCGGCCCCGGCCGAGACTGTGCTGGCCCCGAAGAGCGAGGGCGCGACCGAGGAGAGCGGCGTGTTGAGGAACGCCCGGAGCGCGGAGCCCGCATCGCTGAAGAGACTCAGGAAACCACCGGTGCCGCCCGTGCCGCCGCCTGCCGCTCGGCCCCCGATGCCCGCCATGGAGGCGGCGACGCTGGCGCCACCCGCAGAACCCGCCGCCATCGGCACGAGCACCGTCTGCCCACCGCCCGCGGCGACGGACTGGAAGAGCTGCCCACCGACCTCGACCAGACCGCCCGGGCTCATGCCCGCGCCGAGGAGGCCCAGGCCGCGGACGAAGGTCTGACCGCCGCCGAAACCGAGCCCTTGCTGGAGCGAGCGCAAGAGGGGCGCCGTCGCCATCGTCGCTAAGGCATCCGTGAGGCTCCGGACCATGGCCAGGCCGAACTGTCGCCCGATGTCCGGGAGCTTCTTGAACTCGCCGGTGATGACGCTGAAGAACCCGTCCGAAAACTCCCGCTGCATGTTACTGGCCGTCTGCTGCGCGAACGTCGTCATGATCGCGCCCGAGCGTTCGGCTTCGTCGGCCGCGAGGCGGAAGCCCGCTGCCAGGCCCGCGAGTGGCTCGTTCTGCTCGCGTCCCGCCCGCACGATCTCCGCCGTGCGTACGCTGGCCTCCATGTTGGCGAGCGCCTGCTTGTCCAGATCGAACCCGGCCTGCTGCACCTTGAGCTGGCGCTCCGCCTCGACCGCCGCCATCTCGAGCGAGAGCCGCTGGGCGTCCGTGAGCGCCCCCTGCTCGCGGAGGACATTCACGCGCGCCTGGTCGATCGCGAGCAGCCGCTCGGCGCCGGCCGCGGCGCGCCGCACCCCGAGCGCCGCATCCTCCGGGCTGACGCCGGTGAATCCCATTTCTGCCTGATTCGCACCGGCGACGGCCGTCTGAAGCTCGGCGGCGAAACGCCCCATCCTGACCCGGCGCCGCTGCTCCTCGAGGCCCTCGAACGCCACGCGGGCGCGCGTGGCCAGGGTACTGATGTCCTTGTCCAGGCGCCCCTCGATCATGCCGATCTCAGCGGGCGAGGCGTTGCGGGCGCCGGCGGCGCCGATGGCCTGCTGCGCCTTGATCCGGAGATTCCGCTCTTCCAGGCTGAACTGGGCGCTCAACTCCTGGTTGATCGCCTTGACGAGCCGGAGGTATTCCTCCTCATCCTGGAGGACCTCAGCCTTACCCAGCTGCATCCCGCGCAACTGAATCGTGGCCTGCACCTGCTGGAGGAGCGCCTCTGTCGTGCTCTTCGCCTGGGCCAGCGGGAGATTCAGCGCCGTGGCGGCGGCCGCCGCCTGGAGATCCTGCATCGCGGAGCGCGTGATCCCGAGCGCATCCGAGAGGTCGCCGAACGCATTCCGGAGCCGCCCGCCGAAGGTCTTCGCGCGCTCGGCATAGGCTTCCAGCTCGATCGAGGCGGCCAGCATCGCCTGCTGTGTCGAGGCGATGTCGAAGCTCTGGACTGCGATGTTGAGCTTGGCTTGCGCCTCCGCCGCATTGAGCACCGAATCGAAATAGCCCTTGAGCGCGACCGCGCCCACGACGGCGACCGCCGTTACGCCCGCGAGTGCCGCACCCATCGAGCCCGCGCCGCGCGCCACGAGACCGAGATTCCCGACCATCGCACCCAGCGTCGGGTTCAGTGACGAGCCGACATCGGCGGCGAGCGCGCGCGTCACCCGCGAGACCTGGCCGAAGCCCTCGCCCATGCTCTTCGACGCCGATGCAACCGTCTCACCCATCATCTTCGTGAGCGCGCGGATCTTCTCGAACTCGGGACCGGTCGTGTTCGTCGCGGTAATGTTGATACCGATGGTGTTGTCAGCCATCACTCGTCCTCGATCCCCGAAGCCCGAAGGAACTCATCGCCATCCGATGCCGCGGCCCCGCCCCGCTTGAGCAGATCGTCCTGGAGCAGGATGCGCCAGTCGAACAAGAACTCAGAAATCCGCCACCCGGTCCACACGACGTGCGGCGCCGTCCGGCACTTGCTCGCCAGGAGCTTGATCGCCGCCTTGATGTTCTCGGCGGGGACCGTCGTAAAGGGCGGGAGGCTCACGATCCAGGCCGCCTCCATGCGAGCCCACGTGTGCGTGTCCGCTGGCGGAGATGACGGGTCGAGGGCGCGCGCAGGGTCCGCCGAGGCGCCCCCGGGGATCCATCCCACGGTCCGGAGGTAGGGCATCAGCGCGTCATCGCGCGCGCGGCCCATCCGCTGAACCACCCAGAGCGGCAGTGAAGGAGCCAGCACGACGCGCGTGAGCAGGGCATCCGCCCACCCCTCGAGGGCCGCCGTAATCGCCTGCTGGCCCTCCGGCGTCTCTTTCGCATAGCAGGGCATGGCCGGCGCCGAATTCGGAAAGCCGTGAAAGAACTCGGCCACGGTCACATCCCGGGCGAGGAGCGAAACCGCCCCGGTGGGCAGGGTGATAGGCAGGAGGAAATCAGGCAACACCGGCCGCGGACTCCTCTTCCTTTACTTCTGACGTGATTCCATGTTTTGCCTCTGACGTGATTCCAGAGAATCGCAAAATCGCCGCTGCCGCCACAAGGGCATCGTCACCCAAGCGCAATGCTTGCTCCATGGTCAGCGCAGGATCGAGCGAAGCCATCGCCACCACCTTGACATTGAGCTCCGCCAGCGTGCGCCGACGGGCCTCGATGATCTCGGGCGGCAGCGTTTCGAGCCAGGCCGCCTCCTTCGCCGCCCAGTCCTCCCGGTCCCAGGACTCGGAGCCGGGAGGATTCGGCGGGAGGCACAGCAAGAACTCCGCACGGGCGAGCTTCCGAACCTTGAGCGAACAGGCTTCGCCTACCGTGGCCGAGAGGCCAGGGAGCGTGATGTGTGTCTCGGAGGCGGCGAGGATCTCCGCGATGGTCGCGAGGCGGGCTGGGGGCCCCCCGTTGGAGTGACTGGTTACGCTTGGGCCTGACATGCGGCCTCCTGTCGTTCGGTGACGTGCGGCGGGTGCGCTTCTAGCGGCATACGGGTACCCTTCCGAAGATTGCACTTGAGACAGAGTGGCCAGACATTGTCCCACGAATGATGACCACCCTTGATGATCGGGATGAAGTGGTCGACGGTCAGTTTCTCGCCCGACGCTCCACATTGGCCGCATCGATGTTCATAGAATATGAGGAGCGATTTCCATTCCGCTCCAGTCACGACACCAGGAGCGGCCCTGCGGCGAGCCGTCGCGGTAGCAAGAAAAGCCTTGATCCGTTCAGGGAACCTCGCCGCATAGCTGGCCTTCGCGGCATTGACACGATCCGGGTATCGTTCTACGTAGACCCGCTTGTAATCACCACGAGCCGCCATCCTGTCCTCTTCGGAGGCAAACACGCGCTTCGGTTTCACACCACGGCGACGGTTACGAACCATCGCCAATGCAGCAACGTGGACATGATTTGTCTTCGCCCAGGCCATGCTTCTAGATAGAATCCGGTCTTTGTTTTTTAGATAGAACGCCGCCATCACCGCCTTGATGCAGGACTTGCATCGAGGAATGTAGCCACCGCGATTCAGACGCCCCTTATAAAACTCGGTCAGGGGCTTCTCTTCGCCGCACTTCTTGCAGCGCTTTATTTCCATGCGCCTCTCTCAGCTGAAGATCAGGCTGAAGTCATCTTGGCCTGCACTGATCGTCGCGAGCAGGGTCGTCGGGAACGACGTGAGCCCATCGCGCGAGCCCCAGGACCGCTGGACGATCTGCAAGCCCGCCGCCAGGGAGGCGTTGAACTTGAACTGGAGCTTGTTGTATTGCACGCTCCCGATGAGGAAGCTGGCATCCATGAGCGTGCCGGCCTTGTGGTCGGTGAACCAGTCGTGCGTCGCGATCGAATTCGCCTCTGGATCGATCGTGAACAGCGGCCGGCGATCCGCGATGAAGAACCCGGCCACACCACCCACGGCGTTGACCGACGGCACGGCCTGGAGCACATTACCCATCCGGAAGCCGATCGTCCCGATTCGCGGCGCATAGTTGTCGGTATCGATCTGGAAGGCCGCGGACTTGACCGTCGGATAGGCCGGCGTCCCGGCAATCGTGCCCGCCACGAAGGCCACGTCCGATTCGCCGAGGAGCATCCCCTGGAAGCTGAAGCGCGCGGTGATGATCCCACCCGCCCGCATGGTGAAGTCCACGTCGCCGAAGCAGCCGCCCATCTTCAGCGTGGAGCCATTCTCCTGCACGATGTAGATCGTGTAGGAAGAGGGAGTGGCCACCGGGTCGACAGTGACGATCTCCGCGCCGGCGCCGCCGCTGAATGTGGAACTCAGGCCGCAGGCCTGCAACGCGCTGTCCGCCTCCGGCTTGACGCTGGCCGAGTATGCAGCGCCGGCCCCACGGATGAACATTTCGAAGGTGACCCCGGCCAGTTCGCGGCCGATCCCGCTGGGGAGCCGCCCGATGTCGCCGGAGAGCGCCAGGTTCTCGATCTCCTCGAGCGTGATCGCCGGGCTGATGTTGAAGGCAGGCACGATGTTGGCCGCGAGATAGGAGCCGCCGAAGGCGTCGGTGCCATAGGTCGACTCGACCTTCATCGCGACCACCATCCGCCGGCTGCGCGGCACTGTCAGGTTCGCCATGATGCCCTCCGTGTCCCGCTAGGGGACGGTGACGTGCTCCGTCACGAGCACCGTGACTTCGCAGTAGTGGACGAGGACCGCACCAAACATGCGGGCCTCGAAGATCCGGACCTGCGGGTGGCCCACGAACTGCACCGAGCCGTTCCAGCACGGCCCTTCCTCTGCGCGGATGGCCGTCCGCACCAGTTCGACGAGATCCTGAAGTTCTGCTTCCGACGCGTCCGCGTTCTTGACCGCGCGATAGGCACGGAGGACGAAGAGATGATCCTCGAAATCGCTGGCATAGGAGGCGTCCCGCTCGCCGGTCGTCTCGCGGGTCATACTCCAACCGAGGATGTAGTCGAGCGCCGGATCGACGAAGTAGGTCGTCAGATCCTCATCCCGCGTGATCGCCGGCTCAAAGTCGTTGACGACGCCGACGTTCGGAACGGTCTGGATCGTCGCCTTGAGGGAGGCCCGGATGGCCGAGAGGCTCACTTGAGGATCTCCCCGATCCGGTTCACGAGCGCCTGAAACCGCGACTGGACGAGCGGGCGGAGATCCACGAGAGCATGCGCGAACATGCCCGCGCCGACGGTCCCACGCCGGGCGATCTTCCGCCCGATCAGGAAGGCCACGTGCTGGGCCTCGGCTCCGCGTTTGCCGAGCTTGCGCACGACCCAGAGCAGAATCGGCCCGGGCGGCGGATGACGCCCACCCGGGCGCCGCCCGCGCTCGACGATCGGAGCGTAGTAAACGCTTGAGGCGATGCGCTGCCCACGCCCGAGTGGCGTCCCGTGCGCCTCCGTGAAGATGGACCCGCGGAGCCCACCGCCACCCGAGCTGACGCCGTGTGGCGTGCGACGGACGACCAGGTTCTGCCCGAGCACGCCCAGTTCCGCCAGCGTCGCCATGATCTCGCGGTCGAACCGCTGCCCGATAGCCGGATCGGTCAGCAGGCCACCCTTCGCCTCGACGGTGATCTGGTAGCTAATCATCGCGAGAGGTCGTCGTGGTAGAAGGGCAGACCGGCGTTGTTCTGGAGCGCAACGTCCAGGTCACTACTGACACTCGCCGCGGCGACACCAGCCAGGGCGCCCACGTGCTCGCGGTACGCCGTCTCGAGCGCCTTGGCGAGCGCGAGGTAGTCCTGGCTCTTCGTCCGGTAGTTGACCGTGTCCGCGCCGAACGTCGGATCGCTGGTCTGGGCGTACAGGGCGGCGAGCTGGGTCGCGCAGCCCGCGGCAGCGAGCTTGACCACCGCCACCCGATCGCCGCTTGGGATCGTATCGAGCGCCGTCGTCAAGACGTGGCCGATCCCGTAGGTCACATAGGCCTTCTCCCCGGTGTCCAGGACGTCGGCAAGAAAGCGGATCTTCGAGAGTCCCGTCGCCGGATCGAGGCGCACGGTGTACTCGCTCTCGTCCAGGAACTCCGGCCGCTGTTGGTCCACCGGGTTCTCAATCGCGATGATCGAGGAGATGCCGTCCATCCAATCGCTTGGCACCGAGAAGTCGAAGGCCGCGCCATCGCCGGTGAGGGTGGCCTGCTTCAGCCGCGGCCGGTGGCGGGAATACATGTCGACGGCCCCGGCGATCGCGCGATCCCGGTCCGTCGACGAGAGCTTCCCCGCCGTGTCCTGAATCCACGTGGCGACCTGGAGCTGCACGTCAGCGAGCGACAATGAGCTTCTTCCCTGAGAGATGGCCGACCGTGGGCTTCAGGTACTTATGCGCGAGCGCGCTCAGCAGGATGTCCGGCATGATGCCGTTCCGTTTCGCCGCCTCAACGCAGAGTTGCGCGCAGGCGACATAGAGCTCGGCATCGGGCTTGAGGCCGTCGTAATTGGACGGGAACACATCCATCATCCCGCCATGGGAGCAGATAATCTCCACTCGCCACGCCAGCTCCGGAGGGAGGAGGGGTTTCGGCCGGCGGATGTGCATCATGAGGCGCGCGAGCCAGTTCATCGGCCGTTCCGTAGCCCGACGTACCTGTGAGCTACACAGTCTACAGATGCACCGAAAACTATCAGCGCCGCAAATGTTACCCAGAGTCGCCAGCCCTCCAGCCTCGCCAGGTACACGAGAACCAGGAACCAAGCAGAGCCGTGAAGAATGCCAAGCACTCTACCTGGCGTCAGCTTCATCGCCCCGCCACCATCGCCGCGGCCAGCCACCAGGTTCCGCCGAGTGGTGCGATGTGCGCGGTGTGCATCCCGAGCATGAGGACGCCCCCAGCAATCACCATCGCGCTCCAGGGATCGCCGGCGTGGAGCGCCGGCACCACTCGCCACGCGAAGAGCCCGAGGGCCGCGAGGCCGAAGAGCCCGTGTTCGTAGGCGAGGCTCACGATCTCGTTGTGGGGATAGCCGACCATCCGATGCTGTACCCCCGCTTGCACCTGGACGGCTTCCTCGTGGGACGACCCATCCCCGCGGCCAAGCAACCAGTTCGGCCAGCGCCGCCACACGCGGCCGTAGGCCCGCCAGACCTCCAGGCGCTGGACGACGCTGTCCAGCGAGGCCCCCCGAAGAGTCCAGCGCTCGATGGGCCGCATCAGGAGGTGATACCAACCGGGGGCCCGAGACCATGCCCAGAGGGCCGCACAGCCCCCCAGGACAGCGAGCAGCGCCAAACCAAGGAAAGGTAGCCAGAGGGCTGGGATCAGCGCGGGAAGGGCCCCCAGCGTGGCCAGCCAGGCCAACCAGGAGGAGGTCAACCACAGGCCGAGTCCCAGAAGCGCTACCAGGAGCCACCGCCAAGGGGCTGGGATGAGCCAGCAGAGGGGCAGCACCAGGGCCAGGAAGCCCGCGCACATCGTCCGATGGCCGAACGTGCCGACCCCCTCGCCCATCTTGTCAACGCCGTCTGCCAGCCAGGCCGGGACCGCGACCCGCTGCCCGAGACACTGGAGAACCACGAAGCCCACATTCACGAGAGCAAGGGTCAGCCAGGCCGCTGCAACGAGCCCTGAAGGCCCCAGGGCGAGGCCGAGGAACCAGACACCGAAGATCGCCGCCCAGATCATCACGGGCACGAGACGACTGACATCCGTCCAGCGCAGCAGGACGGAGAGAGCCAGCGGGGCCATGAAGGGCTCCACACTGACCGCGGCGCCGGCGCCCATGACGGCGGCGCCGCGGACAAAGGCGTTGCGCGCCCAGACGTGCCAACCGCGGCGCGCCGTGAGCAGGAATAACCAGGGCGCCAACATCGCGCCGACGATGACGATGGTCATGGTGAGGAGCGGAGCGACCGGATGCGCTCGGCCGCTCCGCTCATCTTCTCTCTTACCCGGCGACGATGTTCTTCGCGGCGCCCTTGACATCCAAGAGATCACCGCCGTAGATGTGCCGGATCTTCCAGTCAATGCGGTCGTTCGTGAATAGCGAGCCCTGCGTGGGCAGATCCGCCACGAACATCTCCGGCTCCTCACGCCCATCCAGGAAGTCGACCCAGATAGACTCCCGGTCCCCACGGCTGGGATCCACATGGACGCCCCAGTCAGTCAGATCCGTGAAGAGCGGGTTGACGTTGATGCGTTCATTGTTCAGACCGAACATCTGGTAGATCGGGTTGGCCACCGTCGTTGAGAAGGACGGCGTCCGGTTCAGCAGGTTTGCGACGCTCCAGAGATCCAGCGGCACATCCAGCCAGAGATCGGTCATGGCCGGCAGGCCGAGGACCTTCAGGGAATCCTTCTCCTTCATCTTGCCGAGTCGCGTAATCAGCGTCATGACTTCGGCGGCGCCAGTGGAGTCCGAGGTGAGCGCCGTCGTCCCGTAGTTGGAGTGCAGGCCTCGCCCGTTGCCATCCGTGGAGTCGAACCAGGCCGCGGAATCGATGTCGAAGAGGGCCCCGAATCCGCCGCCGGAGCCGTTCGGGATCGACAGCCAGAAGTTCCAGATGAATGCCGCCAGCGTCCGGCGGGCCGCCCGGCCGAGGCGCGAGATGGATTCCTGGACCGCGCGGAGGTCGTCGTTCTTGATCGTCTCGAGGGAGACCGTGAAAAGATTCCCGCGCTTCGCCACGGCGTAGCTGACCTTGTCATCGGTGGGGTTCGTGATGGCCGTGTAGGACCCGTCCTGCGCCACGGTCGACAGATCCCCGAAGTACCCCAGGTGCACCACTTCCCGCGTCCGGAAGTCCGGCGCGTTGCCGAAGCGCGCGATCGAGCGCTCGTTGTAGTTCTGCTCCGCGTAGGTCGCCAGCAGTCGGCGGTAGAGCGTATTGCCGAGCGCGTCAGCCCAGTCCGTCGTCACGACCGTGGCTTCCGAGACGCGTTCGGGACGGCGGCCGGTGACATCCTTGTCGCCGGTGGCCTCGATGTAGAAATCCTTGAGTCCCCGGAACCGCAACCCCGGGTCCTTGGCCGCGTCCGCATGAGGTTTGAAGCTCTCCATGATCCGCGAGACGGCCTCGGGATTGAACGGCGAACTCTTGAGATTCTCGGCGAGCGACTCCCGGCTCACACCGAAGAGCATATCCAGGCCAGCCTGGATCTTGTCCTTCCGGTCGATCATGCTGCCGACCTTCACCCCGCCGAGGCCTACCACCTTCCCGGACTCCGTGAGCTTCCCCCAGGTCTCGATCTCGTCCTTGACCGCCAGGTCGATCTCCGCCTGCTCGGTCACCTTGCCGGCGAAGGACTTCTTGAGCTTCGCCTTGACCGGATCGGGCAGCTCCGTGGCGTCGACGGCCTCCGCGACGCGCTCCTGGCTCTCGCGGATGGCCAGGCGCTGCTCGAGCGCCGTCAGCTTCTTCAGCTTGACGTCGAGCTCGGGGTCCGGCCCGGGCTTGGGCGGTTCGACCGGCTCCCGCAGCGCCTCCTTGACGAGTGCCGCGAGCTGGTCGTCGGTCAGCGATTCCACCACGCGGCCCTCGAGCAGCTTGGGCCGGTGCTCCTGAATCAGGGCAATGAGCTGCGCTCGATTCATGACCTGGTCTCCCTCGGTGAGCAACGGCCCCGCCGTCGCCCGGATGAAGCGCCCATCGGCTGACGGGCGCGTGACGATGTCCACGGAAAAGAGCCGCTTGATCTCGGTGATCGCCTTCGCAGCGCCTTCCCGCAGCTGGACCGGGACGTACCCCGCCAGCGTGTCCACTGACAACCCGAGCACCTTATCCACCACGCCCCGGTTGGCCAGCCCGAGGAGCTTCTGCTTCAGCCACCCGGCGTCCTCGTGGACGTGCAGGGAGGCATAGACGCCATCATCCTCGACCCGCGGCGCCTGGAGATCGCCGACGATGTTGCGGATCAGCGGGCCGTTGCCGATGGCCACGCTGCGCGCGTCGGCATGGCCCATCGCCCCGGCCGGGTCCATGAAACAGCCGACGGGGGCCGAGGCGAGCAAGGGGGCGAGCTTCTCGCCGGCCTCGCGGCTCCAGAGAAAGCCATTGCGCGATCGGCCGAACTTGAGCACGCGGACTTCCCAGATGGTTCCACTCTTCCCCCGCGGCGTGACGGCATCCAGCTCACTCGCCTCGGAAATCTCGTTGTAGACGACCTCGACGTCGACGGGCGCCTGAAAGGTGATCGTCCCGTCGGCCGCCATCGTGTACGGGTAGGCTTCAAAGCCGCCGTCCATCTTCCGGACGATGACGCGGTCTTCATAGACGTCGCAGACCATACCCGCGTCGTAACCAGCCCCGTACTGCGCGGCCCACGCGGCCTGCACTTGCATCACCTTGGCGTCGAGCGAATCCGAGGCGAGCTGCTCCTTCACCCACTCCCACGCCGCTTTGACTTTCCGGAATCGATGCATGCGCGCTCCTATGCCGCCGCGATCTCTTGACGCGACGCTTCGAGGTCAGCCGCCCATGCGGCCCGGAAGGGAACGGAGACACACCCGCAGTTGATCGTGTTCCGGGGACTCGCCGAGGGATCGCGGGGATAGAGCAGCGCTTCCTGCTCCCCGCCCGCAATCTCGGCCACTTGAAACGTCTCGTCGACGTCACGCACCTGCCCGTTGGCCACGATGTGCCCAGTGCGGCGATACGGCCCTGCATTCCCGGAGTGCATCCATTGCTTCTGGAGATCCGGCACCTGCTGCTGGAGATCTCGGAGGCTCCCCTGCGTGGCCACGCTCTGAATCCGGCCGAGTTCTGTCCGGGTGATCGCTTCCGCGCGCGCGGCGATGGAGCCGAAGGTCGCCGTGCCCGTGAGCGATCCGGCGACCGCCTGCGAGGCTTCGTAGACACTCTGCCCCCGGAGGATCGCCAGCCCGAGATCCTGACTGATCTGGTTCGTCGCGTCGTCGGCGAGATTCGAGATCAGGAGCGCTTGAAAGGTCCGCGCGACTTCGAGCTGCCGCCGCGAGATCTGCGGCACCCAGAGGGCGAGGCCGCTGGCGACCAAGGGCTCGGCGGCTAGCGCACTGCCGAGTTGCGCCACGGCCCCCTGGATCGGCGAGAGCATGAGGCCGTACTTGTCCGCGAAGCGGTACATGACATCGCTGATGCGCGCCTGGAGTTCGATGAGCTCACGCGGACTCGCAGCGGCGCCCATCACAAGAATTTCGCGGACGACCTGCTGCCGTGCGGTTTCCAGATCGCTTAGCATGGCTTGGACGGCAGCGGTGGGGAGCGCATCGAGGCGAAGGAGGATCTCGGCGAGCTGCGCTGTGAA